GACGTCTTTCTGCGTCGGGAGGCGGCAGCGATACAACACCCGCAAGGGGAAAGCTGTCGGCCGGTCTGTATCCCGGTTCTTAACCTCCCGACTTCCTCGGTGGGGCGCTTAAGAACGTCTCCCCGAGATCAATCCTCGGATACAGGAGACGTCTCCATGCCTCATGGCGCCCCTTCCACGCCCGGCAATGCTGCCGCGCGTCAGATTTCGCTCGCCTTCGGCCTGATCGCCGACACGCTCGAATGGCCCAATGAAGACTACCAGGCGTTCATCGCCCGGCTGGTCGGTGTGGGCGTGTCCCCGCTCGCCATCACCCTGGGCGACGTACTGATGGCCTACACCGCACAGTGCGATGCCCGTAGGGACACCCGTGGCGCTGATGGTAAGGGGGCGCACTGATGGCGCCGCCCAACAACGTGACCATCCCCGAGCCATGCCTGCGTCCGGTCATCGTGCTGGAGACGCCGATTCCTGGCCTCGGCCTTCGTGCCTCGTTCGACCAGCACAAGATCCTGTTTCTGGCGCTGGTACACATCGAGTCGGACACAGCCGCGACGTTCACCGCGCATCACTCTCGCAACGTGCTCAGGACCGCTACCGGGGGAATCCAGATCGGAACCGTCGTCTACCTGCTCGCCAAGGGCGAGGCCGAGCGCTTCTTCCAATGGCTGCGCACAGGCGAAAGCAACCCAGGCGGGGTGAACTGATGGCCAGCAGTAACGGGCATACGCCGGTACTGCCCGGCCCGATGGATCGCGGTGCGCAGGTCATCGGCAGCGCCGACTACCTGCGACTGTGCCGCATCGCCGACGCAGCCGCGTTGCTGGCCAAGCTGCCGAGCGAAGCGGCAAAGATGCTGGATATCAAAGCCGATCACACGTCTGCCGTCGCGCAGTACATGGCCGAAGACCTCGCCGCGATTCTGAGCCGATCCCGCCCTGCAGACGAGTAATGCACCACCCGGCCCCGACGGCGCGCCAACGCCGCCGGGGGCGGTCAGGAGAGAACCATGCAACACCACCGCACCGCCGCTCATGCGGCGAACGAAGGCTGAGCCGCCATGCAAGAAGAAATCCGCCAACAGGTACTGTCGCGCGTCCAGCGCGACTATGGCCTTAAGCACCGTAGCGGCACCGAGTACATGCGCGGGGGCAAGTGCCCTCACTGCGGCAAGAAGGAGCTTTACACCAGCTACCTCAAGCCATGGGTGCTGCGCTGTGGCCGACAGGCCAAGTGCGGGCAAGAGGTGCGCGTGCGTGACCTCTACGATGATCTGTTCGACGACTACTCGAAAAGCAACCCGCAGACGCCACAGGCGCCGCATGCTGCAGCTGACGCCTACCTGGCCACCGGCCGCGGCTTCAATGTAAAGCCACTGCACGGCCTTTATACGCAGGAAAGCTACTACGACCGCACGAAGCGCGAGGGTACCGCCACGGTGCGGTTCCCGTTGGTAAAGGGCGGCTGGTGGGAACGGCTGATCGACCGTCCGCACCGCTTCGGCAAGCAGAAGGCCCGTTTTGCGCCGGGCGAGAGCTACGCTGGGGTGTGGTGGGGTGCCGCCGCACAGGATCAGCTGCGCACCGCCCGTGAGGTCTGGATCGTGGAGGGCATCTTCGACGCCATCGCACTCCTGCAGCGCGGCATCTGCGCCGTTGCCGCCATGTCGAGCAACGCCTATCCCGAACTGTCCCTCAAGGAACTGAAGGCCGCACGCCCCAACGACCTGCCGGTGCTGGTATGGGGGCTGGACAATGAGCCGGGCGCACGCGCCTACACCATCAAGCACGCCCGCCGGTCCGAGAAGCTGGGCTATCGCTGCTTGGCCGCGCAGATCGAGCAGGTGGGCGAGAAGAAGACCGATTGGAACGATCTGCACCTGCGTGCGCAGGCGGCTGAGGACGGCGACGCACAGTGGCAGGCTGACCTCGACCAGGCGCGCCACAACGGCGCGGTGCTGATGGCGCGCACGGCCGTGGACAAGGGCCTTGTGATCTACCAGCGCGAGCAGAAGACTGAGTTCCACATCGAGTTCGCCTCGCGCCTGTTCTGGTTCGAGTTCGACGCGGTGCGCTTCGACAAGATGATGCGCGAGAAGAATCCCGACGACGAAGAAGGTACGCTCAGCGATGAGGCGGTGGCCAAGATCCAGCGCGCCTGTGCGTCTGTGCAGCAGATCGCCAACTGCTACCCCGAGGCGCTCTACTTCCAGCGCCACGAAGCAACCGACGAAAGCTGGTACTACTTCCGCGTTGACTTCCCGCACGACGCGCCATCGGTAAAGGGCACCTTCACCGGCGCCCAGGTGGCCAGTGCCACCGAGTTCAAGAAGCGCATCATCAGCCTTGCCCAGGGTGCTGTGTTCAGCGGTAGCGGCCAGCAGCTGGACCGGATGATGGAAGACCAGCTGTTCAACATCAAAAAGGTCGACACGGTCGACTTCGTCGGGTACAGCCCCGAACACAAGGCGTACATCTTCCCTGACCTGGCCGTGCGCGCCGGCGAGGTCACCCTCGCCAACGCCGAGGACTACTTCGAGTTCAACAAGCTGCGCATCAAGACCACGCAGCGGTCGATCCGCATGGACATCCAGCGCGATCACGAAAAATACTCCACCGACTGGCTCGGCTGGCTCTGGACGTGCTTTGGCACACACGGGATCGTGGCCCTCACGTTCTGGTTCGGCTCGCTGTACGCCAATCAGATCCGTAGCAGTCACAAGTCGTTCCCATTCTTGGAAGCCACGGGCGAGGCCGGCGCCGGCAAGACCACGCTGCTCAACTTCCTATGGAAGCTGCTCGCCCGCGCCGACCATGAAGGCTTTGATCCCGCCAAGTCCACGAAGGCCGGTCGCGCCCGCGCCATGGGGCAGATTTCCGGCATGCCCATTGTGCTGCTGGAAGCCGACCGCAGCGACAACGGAGACAAGGCGCACGCCAAATCGTTCGAGTGGGACGAACTGAAGGACTACTACGGCGGCGGCACCCTGGCCACGCGCGGTGTGCGCAACGGCGGCAACGAAACCTACGAGCCGCCGTTCCAGGGAACCATCGTCATCAGCCAGAACGCGCCTGTTGATGGCAGCGAAGCCATTCTCACGCGCATCGTGAAGCTGCATTTCAAGAAGCCGACTGCGACGACCGAGAGCCGGCAGGCTGCGGACAATCTCAATGCGCTACCGGTTGAGAAGCTGAGCTACTTCCTGCTGGCAGCGCTCAAGGCGGAAACCGCCGTGATGGAGAAGTTCGCCGAGCGCGTTCGGTTCTACGAAGCCAGGTTGCGCGAAGAGAAGGAGCTGCGCGTCGAGCGCATCATCAAGAACCACGCGCAGATGCTTGCCCTGCTCGATGCGCTACGGCTGGTGGTCAACCTGCCGGAACACATGGTGCGCGAGACCCGAGACGCCCTGGTCAAGATGGCCACCGAACGTCAGGACGCCATAGGCGCCGATCACCGCATCGTCTCCGAGTTCTGGGATGCGTACGAGTACATCGAGATGCAGGCCAGTGGCGACAGGCGAACCGTGCTGAACCATTCGCGCGAAGAAAGCCGTATCGCCATCAACCTCAACGAGTTCATTCAAAAGGCCGGCTACTTCGGTCAGCAGGTGCCCGACATTGGCGACCTTCGACGGCTGCTAGTCGAGTCGAAGCGCCACAAGTTCATTAGCGCCAATACCGCCGTGAACAGCGCGATCCGTTCCACCCAAACGACCAGCACAACCGTGAAGTGCTGGGTGTTCCACAAGTAAGACCCGCTGCAACAGCAAAGGCCCGGCGGGGAGTGCGCCAACACCGCCCCCAAGGCCATCCACCAACGAAGTTCAGGAGAGAACCATGCAACAGATGACAGGCCAAGCCATGACCACCCTCGCAAAGTCGCTGGATTCCAGCACCGGACCCGGTGCGGAGGCTATCACGGGTGTGCATAACTGTGTGAATGCTGCGGCAGACGGTGAAACCAACGCCAGCGCTACGGTCACCCTCCATATCACCCACAACCGCGTCATCGCCACGGCGATGCTGAACATGGGACCGGCCAAGATCGCGCAATGCGTCTTCGAGCGCCGCAAGGGCAGCAGGAAGGGCTGGGAACTGGTGAAGGGGACCGACTTCAACGACGAGAGCAGCTGGATTTCGCCCGAGCTTGCCGACCTGGCCAACCGCATTCCCTTCCCCTACGAAGTGGCCAACATGCTGCCGGGCAAGCGAGCAACCGCAGCTGCCGTGGCGCAGGCTGCGCAGGAGGTGACCAATGGCTGATTTCGTCGCACTGCTGGCCATGTGCGTGCTGCTGCCGGTCGCTGGCGCCACCATGCTCAAGATGTGGCAGACCCGCCCACCCCGCCGCCGGCACAGCGGCCTGGCCGTGGGCCAGATCCCACAGGCGCTGCGCCGCCGTACCCCCATGGCTGTGCGACGGGAGGTGGCCCATGGTTGATATCGACGCCGCCCGCCGATTCCTCGCGGCTGAGTTCGAGAGCGCCGGCCTGCCTCACACCGCCGGCAGCATCCTGGCAGGCATCAGCCCCTTCGCCCAGGGTCCGTACATCGTCGCCGTGGCGTCCGCACTGGCCGCACCCTGTGTCGTTTGTGACGGCGCGCGGGAGGCCGCATGACACAGCGACAGAAGACGCCACTGCGCCCCCTCCCCGCCTGCCCGGATAACCACCCGGCGCGGTACATCCACGATCTACGTTGCGAGGGCGCGGGCGGTGGCCATCTCATCGAATGCCGTTGCAGCACCACGGCGAAGCACCCAACGTTCGACCTGGCGTGGGCGCATTGGCACAAGCAACACGGCCTGCAGCCGACCGCCGCGCCAGTGGAGGAACCCTTGCCGAGCAACGTGTTACAGATGAAATTGTTCGCCGCAGGCAGAGGTTGAGCATGGCGCAGATCCTCCACTTCACAGACTTGCAGCGGATCTGCGCTCCCGACGGCCCACCCCCAAGGGCCGTCACCGTCCGCCGCTGGGCAGACAGGGAAGGCATCCGCTACAAATACGACCGCCGAGGCGGAATCTGGACCACCCTCGACGCGGTGAACGCCGCGCTGGGATTGATCGATCCGCAGCCCGAAGACGTAAGGGAAGAGGACAACATCTGATGACACGCGGCAGAAAAAGGAAGTTCAACCCGGCCATACCTGGGCACATCGAGCAGGACGCATTGCCGAAGGGGATCTACTGGCACGACGACCGCTGGTTCGTCTACGAAGATCACGCGGAGGGTGGCCGGCGCATAAAGCGTACGGTCGCCCACGCCAGCGCCCGTCTGTCCGATCTGCACGCCATCGTGGAAGAGATGCGCACAGGCGTAGGACGCGGCACGCTACGCTTTCTCTTCGACCGCTACCACGAATCGAGCGATTTCAAACGACTCGCTGCCGGCACCCGCAGGAACTACCTGGGCTACGCCGAGGTGTTGGCGAACTACGTTCGAAAGGATGGGACCCTGCTGGGATCTATCCAGGTCGAACGCATCACAACGCCTGTCGTGCAACGGCTGGTGGAGACGTTTGCTGCAGGCCGCCCAGCGAATCGGACCCAGCCCGCCTTACCCGCGTACCCCAGCAAGGCCAATCATTTGCACCGTTACCTACGGCTCACCCTTTCGTGGGGTGTACGAATGGGCTACTGCAAGACCAACCCTGCCAAAGGCGTACGCCAGGCAAAAGAGCGCGGCGACGCACGCATGCCGTCGCAGGAAGCGTTTCGCGCGGTGCTGGCGTTCGCGCGCGAACGGGGCGCGCTTCCCGCCAATGCCAAGGGCAGCTTTCCCGACTACCTGGCCCCGGTGATGATCCTGGCCTACAGCGTCCGCCTACGCGGCATCGAGGTCTGCACACTGACTGACGCGCACCGCCAGGTCGAGGGGGTGCATAGCAATCGCCGCAAAGGGTCTCGTGACAACGTGACGGAATGGGATGAGGCGATGATCGAGGCGTGGGATCAGCTGCTGGCGCGGCGCCACCGCATCTGGAACCGGAAGGGCCGCGTGCGCCCTGTTCCGCTGCGCGCTAGCGACAGGTTCTTGCTGGTGGAGCGAGGTGGCGATCCCATCACCAAGTCTGCCCTCGACAGTGCCTGGCAGCGCTTCATTACCGAGGCGATTCGCGTCGGGGTGATCTCCAGGAGCGAGCGCTTCGCACTGCACGGGCTCAAACACCGGGGCATCACGGACGGGGACAACAAGGCTGCAGGCGGCCACGTTACCGAAACGATGCGGCAGCGCTACGACCATGAACTGCCGGTCGTTCAGCCGCCCGGCAGGAGGAGCGCACTTGAGCGTGGAACCACTTAATTTTTCCGGCAATTTTTCCGGAGATGCGAAAAAGGCGCCGCAAGGGCGCCTAAGTCGTTGATGCAATTGGTGGGCCGTGAAGGATTCGAACCTTCGACCAAAAGATTAAAAGTCTTCTGCTCTACCGACTGAGCTAACGGCCCGGTGCATTGCCCCGGCCTTTCGGCGGGGTGGGCATTCTACCCTATTTTGGCCGGTCGCGTGGAACCCCGGTGTGTCGGGGTTGCCGGCCGGCGGCCGGCACTACCAGCGGGATTAAACCTTTGGCGCCACTGGCGCATCCCATCTGGGGTCCTTTCTGGAGCCATGGATGCGTCTGATCGTCAGCCTGCTTGCCGCCCTGCTGCCCTACACAGCATTGGCTTCGCCGCCCCAGGTCGTCACCGACGACATCGCCCGCTTCTGGGCCACCTATGACGCGGTGCGCGCCGAACCCGATGCCGAGCGCCGGGTGGCGCTGGTCCAGCAGCGCTACATCGATCCGGGCAGCCCGGGACTGCATGCGCTGATGCAGGTGCGCAACTACACCGCCCGCGAATACGCCGAGGCCATGAACGCGTGGCCGCGCTTCTGGACATCGGTGCGGCCGCTCACCGCCAACGCACAGCAGGCCAGTGCCACGCTGGAGCGCGATCTTGTCGCCTTCCGTGCGCTCTACCCTGCCCTGCGCCCGGCCACCATCACCTATGCGGTGGGCGTGCTGCGCACCGGTGGCACCACGCTGGATGACAAGGTACTGATCGGCGCGGAGATGGCGCTGGGCGATGAGCGCGTGGACGTGAGCGAGCTGCCGGCGAAGATGCGCGACCGCCTGCGGATCTTCTACGACAGCCGGCCGGGTGCGAACAACGCGCAGAACAACCTGCACGAATACGTGCACACCCAGCAGCGCGAGACCACCGGCAGCCTGGCCCAGTACGCGGTACGCGAAGGCGTGGCCGAATACGTGGCAGAGCGCATCAGCGGGCGCCGCCCGGCGTTGCCGCTGTACACCTATGGGCCAGCGCACGAAGCGGAAATCCGCGCGCGCTTCCGCACGGAGATGCACGGGGACAACCTGGACAATTGGCTGTACAACAGCGCGCACAATCCATTCGGGGTGAGTGACCTGGGCTACTACGCCGGCTACCGCATTGCGCAGGAGTACATGCGCCGGCAGACCGACGAGAGGACTGCTGTCGCGCGGATGATCGAGTTGGACTATGCCGATCCGGCTGCGGTGCGGGCGTTTATTGACGCGTCGGGATGGTTGCCTGATGAGGCTGCCGGCCAGCGGCCGGCACTACCAGACTCCAGCCGCCGGTAGCGCCGGGACAGAGAGTGCGAACCAACGGTTCGCACCCACCACGGGGGGGCATCACCCCCATTACCTCAAGCGTACAGCGTGGGGTCGGGCACGCCGGCCTCGGCAAAGCCCTGCGCGCGCAGGCGGCAGGCATCGCAATGACCGCAGGCGGCGCCGTTGGCGTCGGCGTTGTAGCAGGACACCGTCAGGCCGAAGTCCACGCCCAGGCGCACGCCTTGGCTGACGATCTGGCCCTTGCTGAGGAACTGCAGCGGCGCGTGCACCTTGATGCCCGCGCCCTCCACACCCGACTTGGTGGCGAGGTTGGCCAGCGCCTGGAACGCGGCCACGAACTCGGGGCGGCAGTCCGGGTAGCCGGAGTAGTCGACGGCGTTGACGCCGCAGAAGATGTCGT